TCTTATGATTATTATGTATCAAAAAACACAGCAACAGCAAGAGGAAAAAAAATCATTAGAACGACTAGTGGAAATTTATAAAAAAGATGATAAGACAATTGATAAGACTGCAAAAGAATACGTTAAGAAGATAAATAAAGCAGAAGATGAATTAGTTAAGATTAAAAAAGAAACTAACTATAAGAATTACAATTCTAAAACTAGTAAAGAAAAAGAAAAAGATAACAAAGAAACAAGAGAAAGAATTTATGACATAAGTAAAGATGAAGATATAAAAGATGACTTAATAATGGTTAGAGGTGTGATAGAAAAAAGAGAAGGTGTAGACACACCTAAGATAATAATAGATGAAGAGGGTATAGGAACAATAGTAGTACCTAAAGGAACAGACCTTAAGGATTTAGAAATAGACAGCATACTAAATGATAGAACAGAAAATACTACGACAACACTTAATCCTGCAAGTCCTTTGATACCGGAACCTACTATATTACCTCCTCCTGTAACAAATGATAACACAGTAGACAATGGAGGAAACTATGTACCTCCTACAACAAACCCTAGTACTAGTGTACCTATAATACCTTTACAACCATCTATAGAAAACCCTACAACACAGATTCCACCACCGATAGAACAACCTCCAATAGAACAACCTCCAATAGAACAACCTCCAATAGAACAACCTTCAACAGAACAACCACCTATAGAGCAACCTTCAACAGAACAACCTCCTATAGAGCAACCACCTATAGAGCAACCTCCTATAGAGCAACCACCTATAGAGCAACCACCTATAGAGCAACCACCTATAGAGCAACCTTCAACAGAACAACCACCTACAGAAGAACCTGATATAGGAGGTAGACCCGCACCAGAAGAGCCTACCACTGAGGAACCACCGATAGAAGAACCTCCAACTGAACATCCTACAGAAGAACCAGCAGTAGAAGAACCTACAGAAGATGTAAATGAGGAACAACCTACTATAGAACAACCTCCAACAGAAGAAACAACAACCAATGAAGAAGAGTCTTAAAAGCTCTTCTTCTTTTCTATGTAGGGTTATGATATATTAATTATGTAAGTAAATTAACCATATGGTGGTGTAAATTATTGATGGGTATTAATATAATAACCTCATTAATAGTTATTATAACGTGTATAAGCTTACTCTCCTTATTATTAATACTAACTACAGGATACTTCAATAAAAACATTTTGGTTAAAATAACACTTTATGTTATACTAATAGCAGGAATATATTTTTTAATTATAATGTTTAAACAGACATCGGGTATTATAAAAGATGATGTTATCAACACTATAGAAAATACAGAACGTTACAATGGATTTGTAAGTCCGATAACAGTAGTATCTGTTGGACTTATAGGAGCAGTATTAGGCTCATGTTGGTACAAGTTTAATAGTTATATAAAAAACTATAATATGAGGAATAAAAAACGCTAGAAATGGTGAGTAATAGTGAAATATTCAAAAGATAAAAAATGGGATGAAGCTAAAGAATTTATTAAGAACCAAGGAATGAAAGACAACTGGATTGAAATAGTAGACTACTATAGGCAGATAGGTGGTAAGCATGTAGCTGTGTTTATTGCTCTAGATAAAACTAAGTACATGGTTTTAGAAGCCACAAAAGACAATAGAGTTATTCTAGTAGATAAGGATAATAATATAAGACTAGAAGACTATACAGTAGTTACAGAGAGTAAAAAAATGTTCTATTATATAGAGGAGCCTTTTGAAATACAAATAAAATTACCAGAACATGTTAGAGACATAACATATAATAATACAGTTGTACTAACAATGGTCAGAGTCAAGGAGGGTCAGTAAATTGGCAGATTTTTTTAAAAATTGGAGGATAGGAGATTTACCTAAGCAAAATGAAAAGATAAATCAGATTTCTATAGATGGAGACCTCCAAGCTAACATAAGACAGATAGAGAAGGACAACAAAGAATATAATGAAAATATAACTAAATCTCTATATGGTCAGCAACAAGCATATGCAGAGCCTTTTATACAAATGATGGATACTAACCCAGAGTTTAGAGATAAAAGAAGTTACATGAAGAGTGAACATAATTTACATGAGGTACTTAAAAAGTTTGGTAACAATCCTATTCTTAATGCTATTATACTAACAAGAGCCAACCAAGTATCTATGTATTGTCAACCTGCCAGATACTCAGAAAAAGGGTTAGGTTTTGAAGTAAGATTAAGAGACTTAACCAAAGAGCCGGGTAGAAAAGAACAAGAGGAAATTAAACGTATAGAAGAGTTCTTACTTAATACAGGAACAAAAAAAGATGTAGATAGAGACTCATTCCAATCATTCTGTAAAAAGATAGTAAGAGATACCTATATATTTGACCAAGTAAACTTTGAGAAAGTTTTTAGTAAGAAGAATAATACTAGACTAGAAAAGTTTATTGCAGTAGACCCTTCTACCATATTTTACGCTACAGATAAAAAAGGTAAAGTTATTAAAGGTGGAAAACGATTTGTTCAAGTAATGGATAAAAAAGTTGTAGCAAGATTTACATCAAGAGAACTTGCAATGGGAATAAGAAATCCTAGAACTGCAGTAGAGGCTTCTGGGTATGGGTTATCAGAAGTTGAAATAGCAATGAAGGAATTTATAGCATATAATAATACAGAATCATTTAATGATAGATTCTTCTCACATGGTGGAACAACAAGAGGTATTTTACAGATACGTTCAGACCAACAACAATCACAAAGAGCTTTAGAAAACTTTAAGCGTGAATGGAAATCAAGTCTATCAGGTATTAATGGTTCTTGGCAGATTCCAGTAGTAATGGCAGATGACATTAAATTCGTTAACATGACTCCAACAGCTAATGATATGCAATTCGAGAAATGGTTAAACTATCTAATTAATATTATTGCAAGTTTATATGGCATTGACCCTGCAGAAATAGGTTTCCCTAATAGAGGCGGGGCTACAGGTTCTAAGGGAGGAAATTCTCTTAATGAGGCTGACCCTTCTAAAAAACACCAAGCTTCACAGAATAAAGGTTTGCAACCATTACTTAGATTCATAGAGGATTTAATAAATACACATATTATTTCAGAGTATGGAGATAAATATACCTTCCAATTTGTTGGTGGAGATAACTCAGCAGAGAAAGAAAAAATAGAAATTCTTAAAGCTAAAACTGAGTTAGGAATGACTGTAGATGAAGCAAGAGCAGAGTTAGGACTATCAGGCAAGTTAGAAGCAGGAGATGCTATACTAAACGGTTCTTATGTTCAATACTATGGTATGAAGAAACAACAAGAACAATATAATGATGCTAAGCAAAAAGAAAGATTTGAAATGCTTCAACAGATTTTACAAGGAGATAATGAAGAGCAAGGTAACTCCGAAGTAGAAACAGCTAAGATTGATAATAAGGAACAGATGGATGGAGACATAGCACCTGAAAGTAAAGTAGGTAAAGATGGTCAAGTAAAAGACCAAGAAAATACAGGTTCACAAGGTGTAAAACATTCATATGATAAAAAAGATTGGAAACAATAGAATAAATTGTTAATTCAATTTTGAAAACAACTTCTTGTGTGCTATAATAGTACTTAAGAAGTTGTTATTTTTCTTATTTGTTAATAAAGTGTTATATTATGTATGTAAGTACAGAAAAATAATTAACATTGTGAGGTGTAATAAACTTGCACACAGATGAACAAACATTTATGTTTAATGCCTTTATGCCAGTAGACGTAAAGAAATCAGTAGATACAGACTCTGAGACATATACAATTGCAGGGTGGGCTAGTACAGGTCAGCTTGACTTACAAAATGAAATTATAGACCCTAAAGGTATAGACATTACACATTTCCGTGAACATGGTTACATAAACTATGAACACAAGTCTAACATCAGAATAGGTTATCCTACAGAGAATTGTTACGTTGATGTTAATAAAGGATTATATGTAGAAGCTAAGTTATTTAAGAATAACCCTTATGCTACTGAAATGGTTCAGTTAGCAGAGACATTGGAGAAATCTGGAAGTAATAGAAAGATTGGTTTCTCAATTGAAGGAGCTATTACTAAACGTAACATTAATGACACACGAGTAATAGAAGGCGTTAAGATTACAGATATAGCAGTTACAGCCACACCAGCTAATCCTTCGGCTACTATAGAAACAATACTTAAAAGTTTCTTAACAGGTAACGGAGTATCTCCTGATACACAGGTAGATGCAGGAGCCTTAAGAAGAGAAGAACTAGCATCAAGCATAACAAAATTAACTTATACATTAGGTATTAAAGACCCTAAAGAGTATAAAGACGTTTGGGATGGCGTAGTTGAGTATTTGACAAAATCAGAAAGAATGGGTTATGAAGAATCTATTATAACTCTACAATTAGCTAAAGGTTTATCAAGAAGAGATGCAGAGTTAGCAGTATTAGATATACGGAAGGAGAACTTAAATAATGAGTAAAGAAATGAAAAATATTCTGGATGAGTATGAAAAGCTTAACCAACAAGAAGTTTCTAAATCAGAAGAACCTAAAGAAGAAGAAGCTAAATCAGAGGAAAATACAGTAGAAGAAACAGAACAAACTGTAGCTGAAACTGAGGTAGTAGAAGCTCAAAAACCAGAAGAAGTAGACCCTGAGAAAGTGGAAGAGCAAGAGGGAGAAACTAGTCCTGAATCAGAGGAAGACAAAGCAGAAGATGCTGAGGAATCCGTTGAAGAAACAGAATCTGTAGAAAAGTCTAAAAAAGAGTCTAAAGACCCAGTTGATAAAGAAGACACTGATACAGAAGACAAGGACAACAAGAAACGTAAGGATAAGAAAGACAAAGATGATGACAACGAAGATAAAGACAAAAAGGATAAAAAAGAGGAAGCTAAGAAATCTATCTCAGATGAATTAATCCTTGAAGGCTTTACTCAAATCCTTAAATCAATCCAAGATATCAATGAAGATAAGCAAGAATATGTTTCTAAAAGTGAATTCAAATCATTAGAAGAAAAACTAGATGCTATCTTAGGTAAACAAGAAGAGGATAAGGAAGAAGTTTCTAAAGCAGATGAAGTAGAAGACGAAGAAGAGGAAGCAGTTTCTAAATCAGTTACTTCTAAAGAAGAAACTAAAGAAGAAAAAGCAGAAGGTTACGTTTCTAAGTCAGCAACAGTTGAAGAAGAAGCACAAGAAGAAACAGCAGAGGTAGAAGTTCAAGAAGAAGAACCAACGATTAATCGTGAAGAATTACGTTCTAAATTTATGAAGAGCTTCCGTGAACAGGCTTCTAGGAAAGACAAACCTGTTATTCAATTAAACCAAGCTAATGAATCTTACACACGAGTAATGAATGACTTTGAGAATGCATCAGAGCGTGATTTACAAATTGTAAAAGAATTTGCAGGAATTGAATAATAACCTCAAAGAAGTGTTATATTATAAAGTGTAACTAATGAAATAAAGGGTAGGGTAATACTCTACCCTACATATAAACAAAAAGATGAAAGGTGATTAACTTTTATGACTAACGCAGGAAAAGAAAAACAATTATCCCCGGCTCAAGATAAAGTAGCGGATAAATTACAAGATGAATTATTTGAAAAAGTTTCTAAGTCATACCAAACTGGTTACGGAATTACACCAGATACACAGGTAGATGCAGGAGCTTTACGTAGAGAGATTTTAGATGACCAAATTACAATGCTTACATGGACTAATGACGATTTAATTTTCTATCGTGAAATTACTAAACGTCCAGCACAATCAACAGTAGTTAAATATGATGTTTACTTACGTCATGGTAACGTAGGACATTCACGATTTGTTCGTGAAATTGGGGTAGCACCAGTATCAGACCCTAACATCCGTCAAAAAACCGTATCAATGAAATACGTATCAGACACTAAAAATATGTCAATTGCATCAGGTCTTGTAAATAACATTGCAGACCCAGCTCAAATCCTTACAGAAGATGCTATCGCAGTTGTTGCTAAAACAATTGAATGGGCTTCATTCTACGGAGATGCATCTTTAACAGCAGATGTTGAAGGAGAAGGTTTAGAGTTTGATGGTTTAGCAAAATTAATTGACAAGAATAACGTTATTGATGCTAAAGGTGAACCATTAACACAGAAATTATTAAATGAAGTAGCAGTTCGTGTTGGTAAAGGCTTCGGTACAGCAACAGATGCATTCATGCCTATCGGTGTACAAGCAGACTTCGTTAACAACTTGTTAAACAACCAATACCAATTAATGGCAGATAACAGCGGTAATGTAAACGCAGGTTACAACGTACAAGGTTTCTATTCTTCTCGTGGATTTATCAAATTACACGGTTCTACAGTAATGGAAAATGAATTAATCTTAGATGAATCATTACAACCATTACCAAACGCACCTCAACCAGCTAAAGTTGAAGCTACAGTTGAAACAGCTCAAAAAGGTAAATTTACAGACGAAGCTGACCGTGCTTTAACTTATAAAGTTGTAGTTAACTCTGACGATGCTGAAAGTGCTCCATCAGAAGCAGTAGAGGCAACTGTAACAAACGCTACAGACGGAGTTAAGTTAACAATCTCAGTTAACTCTATGTACCAACAACAACCTCAGTTCGTATCTATCTACCGTCAAGGTAAAGAAACAGGTATGTTCTACTTAATTAAACGAGTTCCAATGAGCAAAGTAAATGAAGAAGGTAAATTAGTATTCGTTGATAAAAACGAAACTCTACCAGAAACAGCAGACGTATTCGTTGGTGAAATGTCTCCTCAAGTATTACACTTGTTCGAGTTACTTCCAATGATGAAATTACCATTAGCTCAAATTAACGCTTCTGTTACATTTGCAGTATTATGGTATGGTGCATTAGCATTACGTGCTCCTAAGAAATGGGCTCGCATTAAGAACGTTCGTTATATCGCAGTTTAATTATAATAACTTAAACAACTTAATACAAAACAAAATAGTGGGTAAACTAAGTTTATCCACTTTTTTTATTAAAAATACTTGAAAGGAACATCAATATATGTTAAAATTTACTAAAAATAAAGCAGAAAAAATTGCTACCATTCACGGTACATTAACAATTAAAGAGGATGGAACAGTAGAAGGTCTAACACCTGAGCAGGAAAAGAGCTTTTCTAATGTTCCTGGTTTTGAATTCACAGAAGACAAAAAACCTGCACCAAAGAAAGAAGATACTAAAGAAGAGGCTAAACCAACTACTAGAAAGACTACACCTAAGAAAACAACTACAAGAAAACCAGCAACTAAAAAGACAGAAGATAAGTAAAGGGTGAGTGAATAATGGCACTATTTGGAGGTCATTTAGACCCTTATGAAAAAGCATTAAATTATGAATACCCCTACCACCCATCTGGTAACCCTAAGCATATAGATAGAGAGGCAATAGATGATATTACTCTAGCAGACTATGGATGGACTCCTGATGCACTTAAATATCATTATATGTATGGTATAACAGTTCAGAATCCAGATACAGGTAAACCTATGGGGGATGAATTTTATAATCATGTATTAGAAGTAGCAATATCTAAAGCTGAGAAAGCATTAGATATCACTATACTACCTGATATTATGCATGAGATGAGAGATTATAATGAGACAGAATTTAATAGTTATATGTTTGTTCATGCGTATAATAAACCTATATTACAGGTAGAAAATTTACAACTTCAATTTAATGGTAGACCTATATATAAATATCCTGCAAACTGGTGGAAAGTAGATAACCTAGCAGGACACGTACAATTGTTCCCTACAGCATTAATGCAAACAGGAAATAGTATGTCATATGATGCAGTATTTAATGGGTATCCTCAGTTAGCAGGAGTATATCCACCATCAGGTGCAACGTTTGCTCCTCAGATGATACAGCTTGAATATGTATCAGGTATGCTACCTAGACGAAGAGGTAAAAGAGCTAGACCGTGGGAAGTACCTGCAGACTTAGAACAGTTAGTTATTAAGTATGCACTAAAAGAGATATATCAAGTATGGGGTAACTTAATCATTGGAGCAGGTATTGCAAACAAAACACTATCTGTAGATGGTATCACTGAAACAATTGGAACTACTCAATCAGCTATGTATGGTGGAGCAAGTGCTCAGATACTTCAAATAAACGAAGATATAAAAGAATTATTAAATGGTTTACAATCTTATTATGGTTCTAACATGATAGGATTATAGGAGGTTTAATTAATGGGAAATGAATTTACATTAGGTTCTCCTGGAGATAGTAATATACTAAATAAATCCACTAGTTATGCTTCTACAAATGAGGCAGAAGAAATAGGAAAGAAAATGGAAACAGCTAGGGTAGAATTTGATATACCTAGTATGATTAAATTTATTGAGGACAGGGGGATAAAAGTACAGTGGGAAAGAGCTTACTTTTGCCCTTGCCTAAACCCAGACACAGGACATCCTAGAATGGATTGTCCTAGATGTCATGGAAAGGGTATAGCATATTTACCTCCTAAGGAGACAATAATGGCTATACAATCACAAGAAAAAGGTATTAACAACATAGAGATTGGTTTATTAGAAAGTGGTACCGCTATTGGTACAACAAGACTAGAGCACAGGATATCTTACAGAGATAGATTTACAGTTCCAGAGGTTCTAATGCCTCAATCTATGGTATACTTTGTGAGTGATACAAGGATTAAAAAAGGTATACCTCTATACTATGATGTAAGAGAAGTAACATTCATAACTACTCAGGAAGATGTTGTTAGAGAAGAAGACTATGAAATTAAAAATGGTAGATTGTTCTTAGATGAAAAATACAAGAATAGTACAGTATCCTTAAATATACTAATGACTTTGAGATATGTTGTGTCCGATATATTAAAAGAAAGTAGATACCAGTATACTAAATTTAATCAACCTAAACCTAGATTTGATAACTTACCTCAAAAGTTACTTCTAAAAAGGGAAGACGTTATTGTACTTCAAGACCCTTACAAGATGAACGATGGGGACATAGAAGATATAGAATTACAAGTAGAAGACCCTAAAGCATCAGCTAATAATAATGCTTCTGGAGGATTCTTTGGAGGGGCGTTAGGTAACTAATGGCTAAGATAAAAGGTAATAGACCTAAGATGTTTAAAGAGCCTAAAAAGGTAGGTAGGAGAGCTATATCAGCTATGCAAGGAGAAATTCTTGATAACCTACAGCAAACAGCTATGAGAGTAGACGATGTGTATATAAAGAGAATGCCTAACTACCTTGAAATAACAGAGAAAAAGTTAGAAGACAAAGGTGTAGTAGACTTAAAGAAAGCCTTTGCAAAATCTAGTAAAAAAAGACCTACTAAAGATGGTGGATGGTACTTAATAGTACCTATCAGATTAAAAACTAGTAAAATGTCAAGAAAGACATATCAAGATTTAAGAAAATTAGAAACACCAACAGGACAAAAAACAACACTAACAGATTACCTAGAAGGACTAGAAAAAAATCAAGTTACTCATGCAAGTATGGTTCCTAAAACACCACATAGAAATACAACTAAGATTAAACGGAAGAAGGATAAGAAAGCATCATACTTTATGTTCAGAACAGTTTCAAATAAGTCTCCTGCTAATGCTTGGGTACTTAATAGAGATAAAGTAAATAAAGACAATTTCTCTAATACAACTATGAAACATGTACAAAGCTTGATGAAATGGAAAATGAATAATCTGAAATAAAGGAGGATATTATGGCTATTACTTCTGTAGACTCATATTTATTATCGGAAATCAAGCCCAGACTAAAAACAGTGCTAGAGAATTGTTATATTATAGATGAAGTTTTAAAAGACTTTGATAAACAATCAAGAGACAGTTTTAAAGAGGCTTTTGTAGGAAAAAATGCACAGCATGAAGTTACAATAGGATTTAACTTCCCTCAATTTAAAACTAACCATGAAGCACATTATCTTATACAATTAGGTCAAGGTGAAGAGAGTAATAAATCTTTAGGTGGCTTACAAGGTGTATATGATTATGCTAATGGAGAAACATTATCTGAAAGTAGTGTAGCAGTTAGAGAGGGTAAAGAATTATGCTTTACTGTTTCTAAAGATATATACAAGGTTATAAACATTGAAGATATTGAATTCTCTAAAGCAGACAAAGTAAGACATGAAGGAAATAAGATATACTTTGCTTATGAAGGAAACGAAGAATATGAAGGTTACAATGGAAGAGTTAACTATGTTGAGAAAACAGGTAACACTAAAGGACTTGTTAAAGGTATGACCATTAATGAGCAGGTAACCATTGTAGGGCTATCTCATAATGTAGATGTAGCAAGATGCTTAGACGCACTACTCAAAATGATATTAATATCAATGAGAGATAGTATCGCTGAGCAACAAACATTCCAATTACAAACATTATCATTTGGAGACCTAGCACCTATTATAGGTGAGGGAGAGTCTATGATATTTGGTAGACCTACTATTGTACAATACACATCTTCTATGGATATGGATTATACAATAACAAATGATATTAATAAACTAACATTTAAAGCAAGAAAGGAATGGAACTAGATGGTTAGAAAGAAACAAGTAGAAAAACCTAAAACTAAACCTAAAGATTTTACAGGTTACGTCCATATAGATACCTTCTTAGAGACAGCTAAAGTTATGTTTAACATGACAGGTGGTCAAGCAGAAGGATTTAAAGCATATATGTATGGTAATACTTATCAATACAGTGAGTTAGATTTTCTACCTCATTTAGAAAAGTATTTAGGAAGAAAATTAGACATTTAATAAGATAGGAGAATTAAGTATATGGCAAAAGATGTATTCCCAAGAAAACCAATACAAAGACCTCATACCTCAGTTGAAGTAGATACTTCTGGTATCGGTGGTTCAGCTAGTGCTAGTGAAAAAGTACTTTGTTTAATTGGTAAAGCAGACGGTGGAGAACCAGATACAGTTTATGAATTAAGAAACTACGCTCAGGCTAAACGTGTTTTCCGTAACGGAGAATTACTAGATGCTATCGAGTTAGCATGGGGTTCTAACCCACAATATACAGCAGGTAAAATTCTTGCAATGCGTATTGAAGATGCAAAACCAGCAGTATTAGAATCAGGTGGATTAAGAGTTATTTCTGAATTATACGGAAATGATGCAAACAATATCCAAGTAGCTTTAGAAAAGAACACACTAAATGACTCATTACGTTTACGTTTAATTTTTGAAAATGATA